GGAAAATCACCATAGTCCAAATCAGACAGCTTCTTCACATAGGCACCTTTGGACTTGTACTTTCCATCAGCGGAAACAACAATGTAATTGTTGACATCCTTCTGGAACACCTTGACGTATTCATCAAATTCCAGATTCAGTCCAGTGCGCTTTTCCCATTCATACGCAAGGTCATCAATCTTTTCATACCATTGGTTTGGGTTCTGTCCGTCAGGCATTCTGATTAAAATACCATCAGTGTTGGACTGAATCAGTTGACAATGTGGTTCCAACTTTTCAATCAAATCCAACAGAAGCAACTGACCATATACACAAACCCTGTTTGCCTGAAGGGGGTCATACAAACCATTACCCTTGTCCTTCATGACACCATAGGTACTGTTCAGAACCAGTTTCAACGGTGCTTGCAGCGGATTCTTTTCCTTCTTGTACTTCAAGCGTGTATGATAGATTTCTTCATACTTCTTGGGGTTTTCCATGTTCCGTGAATGCAGGTTGTACCGAATCATCAAAGACGGGTACAGGGACGCAACGTCACACATCAGGAACAAACCAGTTCCGGTGTACTTTTCCAAGGCACCGTGGACACCACCCCAACCAAACTGGTGCGGACATCCTGCAACCATGGTTTCAAGCTGTGTCTTCTGTTCCGTTTTCCGTCCTTCAATTGGTTTCTTATAACAACGGTTGTCCTGATCCTTGTACCAGTCCAGAACATTGGTGTACTTCTTCAGAACCAAAGTGTCAGGAAAATCAATGTCAAATTCATCATCATGGGGTTTCTGAACTGCCTTCAAAATGAATGCAGACAACTGTGCCTTGGTCTTTCCAATCAGGGACAAATCCAATCCCTGACCTTCACAGGCAAGTTTCACCAAACCCATGTGTGCATTGAAGTCATCAATTCTGTGAAGGAAGACCTTGATTGTTTCTTCAACATCATGTCGGCAGTATTTGAAAGTTTCCTGAATTTCTGCTTCAGTCAGCTTCCGGTCAATGTCAAAGGGAATGGAACTTTCCTTTATCATGGAACCCATGCAGCCTTCAAAGAACTTCAGACCACGGTCAACATTACCCATGACATCATAGTTGTTCAGTTGGATTTTCTTGAACAGGGAAGAATACTGCCAACCGTCCTTGCCCTTCACAATAATCCAGTCATTGATTTTCTTTGGGTCAAACCCAAGCAGAATTCCCTTCAGGATGTACTGGTCATAATGTCTGGAATTGAATCCAACCCAAATGTCATCCTTGTTTTCTTCATAAAATCTGTTCAGGTGGTCAGGGTCATTTACAATTTCCGTGACCTGCTTCTTGGAAGGGTCAATTAGTACAACCAACCAGTCTTCCTTGAAAACCTCAAAGTCATAAAAAATCAAAGTTAATCACCCATCATTTATCTTAATCAAACGTAGATTTCACCGTTTTCATCAAGCATCATGCAGAACAGTTCTTCCAACACATCCACCACAATGGAATTACCTGCTTGTTTGTAAAGCTGTGTGTTACTGTTCACTGCTTCTGCACGGTGAAACGATTCATCATCAAACCCCATCAGTCTGAAACATTCCTTTGGTGTCAGTTTTCTGATACGCATTTCATCCCCAACCCCTTTATTCATCTTCATCCACCACAACAGCCTGATTACAGAAGGCAACTAATGTTTGTGCAATCTGTTTTCCAACTCGTCCACGTCTTGTTTTGCTGTTTATGCGTTCAAGGTTGATAGAATCCCCTTCAACGGCTTCCACATAACCCTTTTTGATATTCTCACGAACAAGGATTTTGGGTTGTCTATTCCCACCTTGCATGGTGCTTAACGTTGGACAAATTCCGGTTTCACCATAAACCCTTTTAACTTGATCCACACCCTTAATGTCTAACCGTCCAAGCACTTCAATCTTTGCTTCCACCAAATACTGTCCTGCTTTGTCATTTTGATTACCACCAGAACCCATCAGGGTTCTTGCAATTCCGTCAGTAGAATACACTCTATTTGAAAAATCATGTGTGGTAGGTCTATTCAAAAAACCAACTTGTTTACATCCATTTTCATTCTTGGATTCAATTTGTATGAATTTATCAACATCTTTTTGTTTTAGGTAATGCTTTTCATCCACTTCATCTTCCAGAACGTCCTTCAACCGCTTTTTCAACGGGAACGATTCAGGAAACTGGAACAGTCCATGGTCAATGTCCTTTCTGATACTGACAATGAACACACGTTCACGATTCTGCGGAACACCATAGTCCTTTGCGTTCAAAACCTGCCAATAGTTGTTGTAACCTGCCTGCTCCAAAGAATCCAAAACAATTTGGAATTCTACCATGAACTTCTTAGAAACAAGGTTCTTCACATTTTCAGCAATGGCAATCTTGGGTTTTGTTGCTTCAATGATCCGCATCGCATCAAAGAACAGACCAGAACGGGTCTTTGTTCCATCTTCATTGAACAAACCCTTCTTGTTTCCTGCCAAAGAAATATCCTGACACGGGAAACCATAGGTCAAAATGTCAATGTCTTTGGGAAGTTTGGTTTCATCAACCTTTGTAATGTCACCAAGGTTCTTGGATTCATCAACACCGTGAATGGCACAATATGATTTGGTTGCGTACTTATCAAATTCACAGAAAGCAACCAGTTCATAAGGAACATTCAGGTTTTCCAATGCCTTTTCAAATGCACCAATTCCGCTAAACAAACTTAAAATTTTAAGCATTTACAATCACCGATCCCCTTTGAAGTTTTGTGAAGGGGGAAGCGGAATTTCACCGCTTCCCCTATCAATCACTTAATCTTCCAGTGCGTAAATGTCGGTAATTTCAAAGGTATCAAAACCCTTCTTGGTCTGACCGTAATCAACGGCATATTCAAAGGAATCTGCAATCAGTTCATGGATGTCCATCAGCAGGTTGTTATACTGTGCATAGGACTTGAATTCAACCACAGGGGAATCTGCACAATCCTCAATCAGGGAACGCAGGAATTCGTTGACAATGTGAATCTGGAAACCCTGTGTGATAACCTGATTCATGAAAATCAGGGAACCCTTGAATTCACCACTGACAATCTTCATCCAGACAGAAACCATGGGGTCATTCTTGGTCTTGGTTGCCTTCAGTTCCATCTTCTCAATGGAAACTTCATACTGACCGTGGGGAACTTCCTTGAAGTTGCCACCACCGTTTTCCTTGGCTTCCTGAATGTCCTTCTGAAGACCTTCCATATCAACTGCGTTGTCCCACTGTGCAAAAATGTTCTTGTTTTCCATGTCTAAATACTTCCTTTCAAAAATCTTAATGTTGAATTATTCTGCTCTGCGCTTACGTCTGCGGACAGGTGCAGGTTCATTGTCCACATTAGTGGTGTCACTTTCTGTCTGAATTGCACGTTCCGGTGCAACTTCTTCAGAAGGAACATTATTTTCTTCCTTTGTATCTTCAGAAGGGACATTTTCAGTAGAAGAAACCACCTTCACAGGTTCTGCCTGTGTAGGAACAATGTTTGCATTTGCTTCTGCGTACAGGTCACAGAATGCCTTGTAATCAAGGGGAATTTCTGCAGCCTTGAACTTCAGTCTGCCACCACCAAAGATGACTTCATTGCGCTTGAAGGAAAGGACATACTGACCATCATCTGCAATGGTACGGGCAACAATGTCCACCATACCTGCAACTTTGTTGGACACCTTATCGTTCATGTTCGGCTTGATTGCCGTAACCTTGTCACCACCCTTTTTGGTAATGTCCTTAGTGCTATCAACGTGACTAATCAGGACAATGTTTTCATAGTCCAGATTCATCAGACGCTTCAGGGTGGACAGGAATTCAGTTCGTACCATGTCCCATGCACGGAAAGAATCATCAGATTCATGATCCCAACCCTTTTGGTGACAGACATAACGTCTACAATGTTCATAGAAATCTTCCAGAAGGTCAACAACAATGGTCTTGAATGTGTTATCCTTCTTTTCCAGTTCCAGAAGAACATCCTTGAACATTTCCCACGCAAAAGTACGCTTGGCAAGTCTACCGTTTTCAACCTCATCCTTGATATGAATGACAGGGGCATCCACAAACTTGAAGTTGCCATCCGTGTTCAACATCAGGGGGTCAGGGAAATGGTTTGCAAAAGTGGTCTTGCCACTGAAGGGGGAACCATAAATCCAAACAACCTTCTTGGTTGTGGTTTCAAGGTTTCTGCGTTTGTTTTCAGGTAATAACATATAATCTTCTCCTTTTTCGCAATATGCTTGGTATTCACAGTATCTGCAAAGAAATCCTGTGTGCTTGGGATATGTGTCAGCTTCCAACAGACCTTTTGTCTGAAGTAGGAAGTGAATCACCTTGTCTGGATTGTACTGAATTGGAACAAGTTCCGGTGTCAGTGTCTTCAAATCCATCAACAACCGCTGTCTATATGAAGTCAAATCTTCACCCTTAATCTGCTTACATTTAGACTTGGGAACCATCAGGAAATACATATTCCTGATAGAACACAAAGGGTTGTTCTTTTCAAAGAAATACTTGTATTCGTGAAGCTGTCCTGAATTCAAGTAATTCTGTTTGTTGTTGGAATACTTGAAATCATACATATCATAGATTTCAATTCCACCTTCATTTCCAACAGGAACCAGAAGGTCAATGAATCCCTTGAAGTCACGGTCTTCAATTGGAACTTCATTCAATCCGTCAGGAATCATTGCTTTTGCCTTGGGAATCATGACTTCCAATTTGATTGCTTCATTGATGTGTTCATCCGTGATAATGGGATAATTGCTGTAATACTGCTGAATGGCTTCTTCCACACCTATTTCCAAACCTGTGTGCAGCGCAGTTCCTAAATACAATGCATTGTCAGGTTTATCATCAGGAATGGTCTTCAGTTCGTCCAAATAGCGCATTTGGAACTTTCGTTTACAACTACTGAAGCATTCAACACGGGAATGTGACACTTGCAATCTAACACCCCCTTAACGATATTTTTGAAGTTTTCAAACCCATCAGGGTACAGGATGACACCAATGCCATTTGACAGGTTCACCATGTCTGTGTTCTTCTTCTGAAGTTCAGACGGTCTGCCTTTCGCAGATTTCAGTTCCAGACTGATGAAGATTCCATTGACACACATCAGGATGTCCGGAATTCCTTCCTTCTGCATTCCACCACCCCAAATCTTCACAAACCATCCCTTGATGGGAATTGTCTGTTTCTGAATGGGGGTTCCTGCCTGATAGATTCCTTGTGAAATCAACCACTTCTGAACTTCATTCTTGAATTTAGTTTCAGGTGTCATTAGAATGCATCACAACTTTCCAGAATGGACAGGATATTGGTCACATTCACACCACGTCTTCCAAGTTCATCACACATGGACTGAAACAGGGGGGTTCCCTTCACATATTTCTTCAGTTCATCCATGGACATACTAGTGATGTTGTGAACAGAATCCTTGATGACCTGATTCAAATCATTGGGAACCCACGCAATACCCATTGCGCTGAAAGTACAGGTTTCCACATCACGAATCAGCATAGAAATAGTTCTGGAAGGCTTCTGAATCAACATCCGCATGGTGTTCAGAATGTGGTCAGTGTCCATATCAGACACGTTACGGACTTCACCACAGGCGGTGATCCACTTACCATAAACATCAAATCTGGTTTTCATTTTTCTTACCTCATTTCACTTCAATTCTGACGGAACCCTTAACAACAGTGGTCTTGGTGTACTTTTCAGCAATGGCAGGAAGTTCCTTCTTCAGTCTTGCGGAATCAATTGTGGTTCTTGTGGTAGGTTCCACATAAGTGACCTTCAGAATGTCATTTTCAAACTTCTTGATACCATACTTGTCCATGGCTTCCTGAAGTTCCTGACGAAGTACCTTGTCCCTTACATCAAGTTCTTTTCTTTGTCTGTCAATGTCAGCAATTGTCTGCATTGCCAACATTGCATTGGACTGAAACAGAGTAAGTGCCTGTGACGGTTCATCTGACATAGAACATCCACAAACTTTAGGATTTTGACCACATGAATCAGGACAATTGTCCATGTCAGAACAATGACAACAACACATATTTCCGTTTCCACGGTGGCACGTTCCTTCTAAACACTTAAACATTATTCACCCATCCTTTCTTGAATTTCTCCATTATATATTTCTGCTTGCTGAAGGACTGCTTCAGCATAATCAGACGTATAAATTCCCTTGTCCCACAGTCTTTTGGCACCAGTTTCACCCATGTTGTATGCCATCAGGACAAGCGCAGGGTCTTCATACTTTTCAAACAGGTCACGCAGCATATACAGACCTGCTGTCACATTCTGTTCAGGGTCAAAGAAATCAGTGAAACCAACTTCTTCAGACAACCATTTGTGATTGATCCTGTTGATTTGCATCAGACCGACACTTGAACCACTGTCCGCATTTGGATTGAAAGAAGATTCCTTGTAAATCACCGCCATGGTGAATGCAAAGTCAATGTTGAAATGGTTTGCCTTGTCCAGAATCATCTGTTGGGTGTCATCATCCAAGGGACAAGTGATTCTTGGCTGAACTGGTGTAGGTTGTGCTTCCTGATGATACAGGGGGTTGTCTTCTTCAGATTCCACCGGACGTGCGTCCTGAATGATGACGGGTTCAAAGTCTTTCACCACTGCAAGCACCTGTGCAAGTCTAAAGGTATTACCTATTGTCAGGAAGGTTGTCAGTGTTACAAAGCACAAAATCAACCAGTTAATTTTCTTCAAATAAGTCATCAGTGCGTTCCTTTCTAATGTTCAACGTTGGCAGAATTTCCGTATCTTCAATACTGTTCTGACAAATCAGGATATAATAAAAACACGGTTTTTCCTGACCAATACGATGAATGCGCTTCTTGGACTGCTCAAACAGTTCAGATTCTTCCGTCAGACTGAAATACACAATCTTGTTTGCTTTCTGAAGGTTCAGTCCCATTGCACCTGCCTGATATTGAACAAGGGTCACGGAATTGGATTCCTGTTCATATGCAGCCAAATCCTTAATTGAACCGTTCACCATGGAATATGGTCTATCTCTGTTTTTACAAATCTTCTGAAGTGCTTCCAATTCACAATTGAAGTTGTAAAACACAATCAATCTGTCCTGCGTGGAATCAAGAATGTCTTTGAAGGCATCCAGTTTGTTTGGATTGTACGCAGTGCAAAGTTGTCGCTGATACAGTCTGTAAGACAGAATGGAATCACCCACAAATTCAATTCTTGGTGTGATGTCCTTTCCATAGAAATCAGAATCATCCTTGAATTCACAAAGATTCACCGTGTTAATGGTAATCAGACGGTCTTTCTTAAACTTTCTGTATTCCTTGGTGGTTGGAACATTGATTTCAATGAAGTTCTGTTCAGGAAGGTCAAAGACTTCTTCCGTCTTCATGAACACGGCACCGTGATCCCGCATCTTCTGCTTCAACCGTTCCACATTCCTGTATGGATTTTCCTTATCCACAACCTTGTGAACGGTCTGACTTACGTTGATTTTCTTCCAGTTGACATAGTGGGAATTGTAGACCTTTTCACTGATGTTCCACCCAAGCAGGTGAAGCTGTGACCAAAGGTTTTCATACTTGCCACCAGTAGGGGTTCCGGACAGAAGAACCACGTTGATGGGGTTCAACTGAAGAATGAAATCTGTGCGGTTAGTCCCTTGATTCTGAATCAAGGACGATTCATCAAGAATCAATGTGAAGTCTTTCAGATTCTTAATCTGCTTCCTGCGCCATATCAAGTCATAGTTGATGACACCAACAATTTGGTCAACGTCATTATCCATGAACCACTTCAGTTCTTTTTCTTTTGTAAGGTCATAAATAACCCAACAATGGTTCATAGCATAGTTTTCAGCGAAGTGATCCAACCAGTCTTGAACCTTGGATTTCTGACAGACCACCAGATTCACACGGGAACCCATTCTGAACGCTTTTTCTGCGCCCACAAACGTTTTTCCAAGTCCCATGTCCAAGTAATAGGCAACACGGTTCCTGCCTTCTGTGACGTTCAGTGCGTCCTGCTGATGGGGAAATAACTTCATGCACCCCACCCCTTCATAATCATGAATAGATTCATAGAATTATAGACGGGGTTGGGGTCACAGTTGTTGAAGCCAATTTCCAACCAAGAAGCAACCATCCATGCAGTGAACAGAATACTAACCACATAATAAGAAACTTTCAGAACTTTCATCTTTGTATCCCCTTTCAAATCAGTCCAAGACTAATTGCCAACGCATTGTTGATACGCAAAATCTCACTTGTGGAACAATGCCCAATCACCTTTTCAATTCTGGATTTGTCCACGCTGTAAACAGCTTCACACATGGCAACTGAATTGAATGGGGTGCTGTGCATAATCACATGGGTTGGAAGAAGATGTTTTCTTCTGGAAGTTGTGGTGTAAACCACTTCAACAACGGGGGAATGTTCGTTGCATAGATTGTTTGAAACGATGATTGCAGGTCTGTCTTTTGTCCATTCAGAACCAACAGACTTGCCGTTTTCATTGTGGATATAAACGATGTCACCACGGCGCATATATGTCACCCTTCCTGTTGCGCTCTCCTATACGAATTACTTATGATACGGGAAATCTGTTCAAGGATTTCCTTGGTCTTGTCAGTATCGGTTATGACATAATCAGTGCATACCTTGACAGTATACTTAGGTTTGTTCTTATCCATAAAAAGTCCCCTATTAAGACACTTTTTGTGCAAAGAAAATCTGATCCACTTCTTCAGGGGTCAGATTATAACGAATCTTGATAGCAACTATTTCATGCTGCCAAAATTCGGCACCATTAGTTTCGTTAATTTTTTCATTCAAACGGGTAAGACTAAGACCAAGCGCATTGGCAAGACTTTCTTGGGTATCACCAAACAACTTCATCTTACTAATCAGAAAATTCTTGTTCAAACCACACCATCCTTTCTTGAACAAGTCTACTTTCAGACACCAATATATACTCTTTAAGGTGCATTGTCAATGCACTTTTTCAATTTTATTCTATATTTTTTCAAATCCTCTTGAAACTATTTCAATATGGTGATACTGTAAAGGCACATTATAAATAGAAAGGGTGTCTTGATAAATGACTATGGGACAGCGAATCCGTGATTTACGGAAAGAACATAAGATGTCCATGGAAGAATTGGGCAAACACCTTGGGGTTGGTAAGTCTGCTATTCTGAAGTATGAAAAAGGTGAAGTGGAAAACCTTCCACGGTCTACTATTGAAAAAATGGCTATCCTGTTTGGTGTTTCCCCTTCTTATCTAATGTGTTTTGACCAATGGGATGAAAACAGTGAAGCACTGTCTGATGAAGTGAAACTGATTGAACGTATTCAAGTTAAATGGGGAAAAGACGTGGTGTCTATCATCCAACATTATTGTGAACTGAATTGTTCCGGTCAGGAAACCCTGCTGAACATTTCAGAAAGTTTGACGGAACTGAACAAATTCAAGAAATAACGTTCAAGGTGTTCAACGTTCCGTTCAAGGTGCCGTTCAAGGTGAAACCCTTGCAAATACAGGGTTGTTCAAGGTGTTCAAAGTAAAATGGATTTTCTTTAACATATGATTTACATACAGTAATTAAAGAAAACGGTCTAATATTTTAATTAAAAATAATAAATATATAAGCATATAGAAAGACCTTGAACACATTGAACGGGAATACCCTTCAATCCGTTGTGCTGCAACGGTTTGACGGGTGTTCAAGGTAAAATTGACCTTGAACATCACATTGAACAGAAAGAAGGGATGAGAAATGACAAAGTATATTGAATATCTGCGAAAATCGCAGATGGACAGGGATTTTGAAGATGTCAGCGTTGAAGAAACCCTGAACCGCCATAGGGCAATATTGGCAGAATTCGTGAAGTCTAAAAAACTGAATGTAGAAGTGATATTGGAAGAAGTGGTTTCTGGTGAAGCATTATCATCCAGACCACAGATGTTGAAGTTGTTGGATTTGGTCAACACGGGTGAATATGATGGTGTCATCTGTATGGACATTGACCGTCTTTCCCGTGGATCATCCATTGATTCCGGTTACATCATGCAGGTACTACAAGTAAATAACTGCAAAATTATCACACCACAAAAGACATATGACCTTTTGAATGAAACGGACGAACAGTTTGCAGATATGAAGTTTATGTTCTCCCGTTATGAACTTTCTACAATTCGTAAACGTCTAATCACAGGACGTGATACATCAGTTAAAGAAGGACGTTTCATGGGTTCCGTAGCACCGTATGGTTATAAGATTATTAAACTCAAAGGTGAAAAAGGAAATACCTTAGAAGTTATTCCTGAAGAAGCACAGGTTGTCCGTATGATTTTTGACTGGTACACACAAGATGGTCTTGGTGCAGGTCAAATTGCAGAAAAATTGACTACCCTTCATATCAAACCAAGAAAAGTGGGTGAATGGTCAGCAGAAGTTGTGCGAAAAATGTTAATCAATGAACATTACATTGGAAAATTGCCGTGGAAGAAAAACCGTATTGGTAAAAAGTTTGTTGATGGTCAACTGACAAAGAAAAAGTATGTGAACAAAGAATATGAAATCTATGATGGTAGACACGAACCAATCATATCAAAAGAACAATTTGAATTAGCACAACAGGTTCGACAAGACAACCGCACCCGTCCAGTAAAACTTAACTTGGACATTGTAAACCCATTTGGTGGATTGTTGCATTGTGGACACTGCGGAACTAAAATGACAATGGTAAAACCGTCAAAAAGTAATCCAAACGCAAAACCACGGTTCAAATGTGGCAAGTCAAAAAAATGTGGTTGTAAATCTCACTATTCAGAAGAAGTTGAAAAAGCCATTGTGATTGAAATGAAGGAATGGTTGGCAGGATATGTCATACAGTTAGAACAAAATGATGTCCAAAAAGATGACGGACTGGAAGTGTCTTTGGAAATGCTGAAGAACCGTCTGGAAGAATTGTTTGAACAGCAGGACAGTATTTGTGAACTGCATGAAAAGAAGGAATATTCAGATAGATTATTCCAAAGAAGAAATGCAGCCATTGAAGCTGAAATTGACCAAGTGGAATCTGACATTGATGAACTGGAACAGAAACTTTCAGAACAGAAAGAAGAAGCTGACATCAAATCAAGTATCATTCCAACATCACAATATCTGTTGGACAATTATGATGATTTGACACCAAAAGAAAAAAATGATATATGGAAGTTGATTCTTCACAAAGTCGATTATGTGAAGACTGAAACAGGAAAGGAATTCAACATCACGATTTATCCTAAACTGTCCCACAAACCCTTATAAATCAACGGGTTGCATATTTTTATCTTTAATGGGTATCATCACACGTACCATGTGTGATTGGTGTGGTGATACCCACATAAATATGAATAAATAAGAAAAGGGGTGTCCACCACGGACACCCCTTCTTTTTAGATTTTCTTAGTGTAACCAAGATGAATCCAACCAACCTTGGACTTCAATCTTCCCCAAGAACCATTCTGTTCAATGATGGTGTAAACACCCTTGTCACGAATCACACCAACCACAGGGAAGGACGTTCCTGCACCTGCACGGATATTCAGCGCAGAAGCAGTCACTTTCACACGGAAACCGTCCTGTGTGACGTTTTCAGGCTTTTCAGGGGTTGTTCCCCCACCCTTGCCCATCTGCGCTTGTACAGCCTTTCTAAACCCGTCCATGGACAGTCCAAAGAACTTCCACAGGTGTTCAGGATCGCCATGACCAGACGCAATGCCAAGTGCATGACCTTCAGCATGACTGATGATGTCCGTCATGGGGTTCAGCTTGTATTCCTTGCACAGGTGTGCAAACAATTCAACTGCAGCGTTGTAAGTCCGCATGACAACCTTCTTAGTTGCAACAGGGTCTGTGTCCTTGAAGGAAGCACCACCTGTGTATTTGATGGTTGCAGGTTCACACATTTCCACACCAATGTGGGTGTTGTTGGACTTACCGCCACCATGCCAACCACGGTGATTCCAAGGAAGGGTCTGATACACGGTTCCGGTGTTACCGTCAATGAAGGCATGAACACAGGCATCCACACCAGACTTGTTCCAAGATTTCAGGAAGACTTCTGCTTTGGGTTGTGAACACCCCACGGAATGAAGCATCAAACCCTTGACCACAATCGTGCGGTTGGTTTTGTAACAACTATTCTGTGTCAGGAAATTCTGAATGATTTTCACTGACCATCACCACCAAATCCAGAAATAACAGTCTGACCATCACCCTGAATGGTGTCCACAGCTTCCTGAATCTCAATGATGGTGTTTTTCACACCTTCTGCATCAATCTTACCTTCAGTGATGATGTAGGTCACACAGCTAATCAGGGCAACCACACCACCTGCAATGGAAGTGATTTCAGTGCTATCCACACCAAGTACCATTGCAATACCAGTTGCAATACCTGCAATTGCCATCCACAGCTTTCTGGAAGTCAGTTTGTTAACCATTTACATCTTCCCCTTTCGTTTCATCTTTTGCAAAAACACGTTTGAATGCCAACAGTAATAATTCACCACCAAAGGCTGCACCCACAAAAGTCAGCACATCTGACACATCCACAATCATTTGGGAATTGAAAAGGGCAATGGTCTTTAAGACCACTGCCCAAATCAATGTCAAAGTCATGACTGTAATACAGAAACATACCAACTTCCGTGACATTGCGCCTTTTACTTCATGTTTCCCTTTCATGACTTATGATAGTGTTCCAAATCATCAATACGGTGATTGATGACCTTGATTTGTTCTTCAACCACAGGCATCCGTTCCGCAAAATGATTGTGCGCCCGTACTTCACGGGTCAGTTCTGAAAGTCTTTCGTCTGTGATAGCGTCATGAATTCTCATGGACTGAACCATTTTATCATTTGCAGATTTGTTGGTCAGGATAACTGCAACAACGGAACCAACGGCACCAATTAAAGCAATCAGGATTTCAGTCATTAAGACATCACCTGTTCCCATCCCTGCGGATATGCAGAAGGTTCCCAAACGTTGCCATCAATCAGGGATTTATACAGGGTGCCATTGTGGGAAACAGTATCACCAGTGTTATATGCATCACTTGCACCCAAAGGCTGAACCCATTCAGGATAACCATCTTCAGTCACACCAACCTTCTTGTACAGGGAAGGACTTGCATCAGGTGCCCACTGTTCAGCAGAAGTGTGATCCTGAAGAACCTGATACAACTGGGGGTCACCAACAGCGTTTTCACCATAGCGGAAAACTTCCTTGGTCTTGTATGCCTTGCCCACCTGATACTTGGGGAACACGGACGGGACTTCCATCATGTCAACAGAATGGGTGTCAACGTCCAGTGTGGACAGGAAAATCTGAAGTGCCTTACGCAGTTCCAGTGCGGCTTGTACCTTATTAGTCATATATTATTCCTCTCCTTCCAGAAGTGCATTCATAACAGCAGTGCTTTCAGCAGTTGCACCGGACGCAATTGCTTCCAGTGCCTGTGCCTGACGTTCTTCAGCAGTGGGTTCAGTGGAAGGTGCATTCATAGCATCTTCAAATGCTTCAATGACCATCAGCTTGTCTTCAGCGGTTTCACAGGCAGAAAAATCTGCACCCTGTGCTTCATACATCTGACACATCTGACCAAGGGTGCCAAAGAACGCACCGTTGATTTCACCTGCACCGCAGACAACGGTGATGGACGGAACACCTGCCACGGGATAACGTGCAATCCACTGTTCAGCGGTCAGCACTTCACCAATAGGTGTGATGATAGGGTCTTTCTTGTTCCAAATTGCATAACGTTTCATTTTTTGAATTTCTCCTTTCAATTTAAGCTACAACAAAAGCGTCCACATAGACACTTCCACCGTCATTTCCACCGCCTGCAAAGATTGCATAATCACCTACCGTTGCCGCAGAATGATGGTATCTTGCTGTACACAAACTAGGCTGAATCGTTCTAATAAGAGAAGCGTCATAAGCGTCTACAACTTTACTAGGCGCAATAGTAGACCATGCACCAGTTGTTCCACCTGCAAAAATCAGATAATCTCCAATAGTTGCACTTTTGTGGTTGTATCTAGGTGTACTAAGGTCAGACGCATAAGTTTTGGCTAGTGAAGTATTAAACACTTCCACAGTCCCTTTCATTGTGCCGTTTTTATTTCCACCAGAAAACAACGCATAATTTCCAACCCGTCCTGCACATAGTCCTTGCAAACCACTATTATCCAAGGAATTTGTCGAATGTGTCAGAGAGCCATCATACACATCCAAGGTGCTTGAAGCATGTGAACCAAACAACGCATAATTCCCAACAGTTGTGCCAGTTAGACCGTTAGTTTGAACAGCGGTAGGGGCAGATGTTCTTGTAAGAGAACTATCAAAAGCATCTACATTCGATTTTCCACTTGCAGGACCAAATAATGCGTAACCACCAACAGTTGTAGCACCTAACATTGCCCTTGCCACAGTCAACGAACTTGTCTTTCTAGTCAAGGACGCATCAAACGCATCCACATTGCTTTTGTTAGAACCTTCACTAGAACCACCGCCAAACAGCACATATCCACCAATAGCAGTTGCCGCCAATTGGTATCTTTTTTGTGCCAAAGACGTTGGATTGCTTCTAGTCAACGATTTGTCATACGCTTCTACCACAGTTGTATACTGTCCGTTGGTATATCCACCTGCAAACAGAGCGTAATTCCCAATACTGCCACCTGCTTGGTAATAATTGGCAGAACTCAAATCAGTAATTTGTCCATAGTAAGCAAGTTCACCACCAGACCAACACGGTCTTGCCACACCACCAATGCCAATGTAGGCTTTCTTAATCTTACGGGCAATACCAACTTCTTTTTCCTCATATAACACGGTTGGTTCGGTTGCAGAAATAAGTGTGTTGGAATTGTCTGAATACGGAATTGCCGTGTTTGCCCATGTAGGGGAAGTGAAATAAGTGGAATTGGCGGTTGCGGATTTAACAGAACTCCACGAATCCCAAGTTCCAGTTGTTCTATTCCACAGTGTTACATACATATAAGAAGCATTACTTACAGGTGTACACTTTCCTTGGGCAAGAACATACTGCAATTTCGCACTGCATACTAAAAATCTATAACCTTCATTGGAAGAATAAGAAATATAAGCGTAAGGGTAAGTTGTACTGTTCCATTCCGGAACTGTTGGTAAGTCCATATTATTGTACTTACTTCTTCCAGTGGGAACATTCATTAAGGTGGGAATACCAACATAACCCTTCTTAATCTTTCTTGCAACACCATTAAAGTTGCCAGTAGATAGTAGAATTGTATGGGAAGTTGTGGTGTCCAAACCTAAACCGTAATCATATAACTGGTTATTAGTAGCAACATACACTTCAAATACCGCATCACCAGTTTCAGGATAAACTGCAAACCATGACGAACCGACATCTGGTGAAAAAGTAATATTGGGATAAGTTACACCGTCAATTGTAACATCACACACATAGGTTTTACCTTTTGTCCAATTCACTTCATTTGCAGTATTAGTACCCCATGTCCATGTGCTACCAGATGAATGGGTCATATTTCTTTCTATGATTACTTTGTAACTTGGTACACCGATATAAGCACCTTTAGCCATATCGTTTCACCTCACTCATAGACAAAGTGAAGCTGTCCCGTAGGCAAAGGGGAACTTCCTGCGTTCAGGTCTGTTGTACCGTAGGTGATACTACCTTCCGTTAACACGTTTCCGTTTGGGATTTTGGCGGTGGATTGTACGAGTTTAACAACCTCACCAGACACGGTTTCAGCAACAGGCTCAAAGTTCATGGGAATCATGTTATGCCCGAGATAACCCCCGATATCAATGCATTTCGCACAAGGGCTGTTACCTGCTTTCCCGTAATAAACATCAATGTAACACCTGTTTTCGGCGGTGTTGTGTGTAACACGTAGCTTTTGGTAATAGTGATTCGATTCGTACGTTGAATGGTTAAGGATAGTAATACCTGTTGCGTGAACATCTACCCGAATAAGGGCAGTCACACCTTCTGAACCACCACTATAATAGTCATGACCCATCTGCACCAAACACGTTGTAGGACTAGCGGAATTTGACTTAAAGACTCGATACCATCCCGCAGACGGAATATAATTTGTGTAAACGCTAATAGCCATAGGAGCCTTACCGTCTACTTTTTCCCGAATATCAGCGTGTGCGGAACTGTCCGTGTTGTGGGCATCAATCTGACCACTCACGTCAGGTGTGGGAATGTCATTCAGTTTTTCATCCGTATATTTCTTGGCATCTTCACTGATTTTTTTCAAATTTTCATCAATGATGTCCATGTTGCCGTTCTGAACATTGACATCATAAAATTCTTCAGGAAGGGGTTTGGTCAAACCATAATTGGTTGTTTTGTTTGCCATTAGTCAAACACCTCACTTCTTAATTGTTCATGTGTATATGCAGACAGTTGTTCATGTGTGAACTGTGACAGAACGGTGTTGGCATTGTACATGATTCTGATATATTGTGTCATATTCGCAGGAATCATCTTGTTCAGAATGTTTTCAACTTCTGAATAGTTGCTTGCATTGCTTACTGCCAACTTCACTTCAATGTGGTATTCTGCCGCATTCAGTTCCACAGAATAACCGTCTACACCACACAGATTGGTCAGAACCTGAATCAACTTCCGCAGGGTATAAGGAAGTTCCTGATTCAGCTTAGTCAGAATGCGGAACTTCCGTTCATCAAGGGAATCAGTGTCTTTAGGTGAAACACCAAGCATGGATTCCCACCGCTTGACACTACTTTCCGTTGCTTCCAGAATGAACTGATCCGCAAGAGCATTTTCAGCTTCCAACCACAGACGGTCAATTTCAACCTGTTCCGTTTCCATGATTTTCTGCATTTCAAAATACTCTTGCATGAACAACGGAAGATAGTTCATCAACTTTCTATCAGTTGCCATTCACAGTCCCCCTTACAGGAATTTCATCCACCGCAAGGGACAGGTTGGAAGCGGAACCGTTCAGGGTGGTTCCTGAAATATCAAGAACACCTTCACAGGAAATGATTCTGGATTCCAACTGACTGATTCTAACAATCAGATTTTCCTGTTCGTCCCATACCTGACCAAGTTCCTTGAAATACTGGTCAATTGCGTTCAGAACATAAGACTTTGCGGAATCCCAATTCCATCCAGTCTGATAAGTGATATTGGTTACAATGTCCACGGTTTTTCCCTGAACACCAACAACAGTCACCACATGACCAATAGGGGCAAGACCGACACCTTCACCACTGTGACCAACAGGGTCAATTTTATTCTGAACCAGTTCCACCAGTTCTTCAGAAGGAACCGCATAATCAGAATTGATGACAGTCAGTTTCACGGTGCCACCGCCGTTCCAAACAGGGGTGACTTTCACACCACCAACACCATCAATGGAATTGGTCTTTTCCTCATAGTCAGCAATATTGCCACCATATGCCTGTGAAGTCATGCTGTTGAAATAACGTTCACGCAGGGATTCCACATCTTCATCATCTTCAGCAGGAATCAGAACTTCCGTCAGTTCAGCGGTTTCCAGTCCTGCGATATAATCAATGGGAATCAAAGTTCCAAGATGTCTGTTTCCTTCAGTTCCTGCGGTTTCACAGGTCAGCTTGTAAATACCATTACTGATTTTTTCAGTAATAGCATAGTTCAGACTGTCACAAGAAAATCTTGAACCAATGGAAAGTTCAAGATTGGAAGGTGTAAATTCACCCTGAAGAACCGCCTGACTTGCAAGTTTCTGTGAAATACCACGTTCCGCTGCACGTTTGGCAAGGTAAAACAGGGAAGCAGTGTCTGCAAAGGTTTCATTCAGCACTGTGTCCAGTGCAATGTAAACGTTCTGAAGTTCCACCGCACAGGGTGCAAGGGCATCCCAAATGACGGAACCTTCACGTTTATCCATGGTGGAAGGCACCCTTGCAAGCATATCTTCCATGATGGATTCAAATGTTACATTCTCATACATTAGATATTCACCGCCATTTCTTCAGCCAAATCACCAAAAAGGGTGTGGACTGTGAACGTCACAGAAACCACACCTTTGTTTGAAGTATTAAATTCAAAACCGTCAACACCAGTAATCCGGTCATCTTGTGAAAGTGCTTCTTTTACCCTTCTTTCAATTTCAGGACACACATACATGGTGGGTTGACCATACAAATCCATCAGTTCAATTCCATAGTCCCATGAATAAATCAGATAGGAATATCTTTCAGTATTCAGGATTTTGAAAATGGACTGTTTGACTGCTTCCAGACTGTCACAGGTTCCAAGGATTCTGTTTCTGTCAAAATCCATTCTGTGCTGTTTGGAAGGTTGTGTTGCCACAGTCAAATCTGTGGTCAAGACTGCGTTTCCACTTGGAATCATTCACATCACCCCTTTCCAATTCTGTCAATGACAATATATTTCTGACCGCCTGACACCTGCATCAGGATTACTTCTTCCCCAACCTTCAAGGCACCGTGAACCGTCATGGTTTTAGTACCTTTGATTTCATGATTGTGGGTTTCACTAGAAGCAGAACCACCGCCAGTATAGCTGTCACTGATGTTGTGGGTGTGTGTATGGTCTTCAGTGGTATGATTCACAGTGACGGATAATCTGTAATCAGTCACGCATCTGGACAACACAAGCTGTGCAGAAGTCAAAATCAACTTCTGATCCACCTTGATTTTCAAGGGTGAAACACTGATGACCTTACCAAACACCATGTTGGCAGGTTTTGAAGCGTCCACCGCTTCAACAGCGGTCTTTTTCATCAGCTTCAAAAAGTCATTCATATCAAACAACAAATTCACCCCCACGCAGATTCAATGACATCAGGTGTTGGTCATTCTTGAAAGTATGGGTTGCCTTTTCAACCAGAAGGTAATTGGAAATGCTAATGTCACCCAAATACAACTGCACCGGAATCATTGTTCCTGCACGGCATCTGATGTCACCAAAGCAGTTGTCCACTTTCAGGTTTCTGGTTTTCTTATTGTAAAGTTTCAGCAGAGCATCTGCCTTTGCTTTACCGTTTTCATCCTTCTGCAGCTTTTCATAAAACTGAAGAACACCCCAAGAATTGATTTTTTCTGAATCCTGTGCAATGTAGACTTCACGTTCACCAGTCTGGTCATTGTCATAGGTCAGTTTCACTTTATTATAAGTGTTCTGGTCAATGCTTGATGTGTAATCAAAATCTTCTGCTGCATCAGTATCAATCAGAAGATTCAGCTTCATGGAAGCAATGTTCTGAAGGGTCAAACTACCAAAGTTGTCATACAGACAGAACAGTTCGCCCTTGTTTTGAAGTTCCAAATCAAGTGCATTCTGGATGATGTCAAACAGACTTTGGTTGTCTTCCACACGGGAAGGAATCACATACTTGGTGGATTCAATCTTCCCAAGGTTCAAATTGAAGTCATTTGCAATCATCTGAATGACCTGTGCAGCAGTCTTGTTTTCATACACATAAGTGTCCTTGTTCTTCAAATACCGCAACTGGTCATAGGCAGTCACTTCAATGTGATGTTCTTTGTTTCGTTTCTTTGAAAATACGAAACCATAAAAAACATTCTGACCATCAACCTTCATACGCACAGCATCACCTTCCTGAAAGGCAATGGTGTCATCCTTGACCACAGTAAACTTCAAAGTGGAAGGTGATCCTGCACGTTCAGTTGTCCACTTGATTCCTTCTTCAACAATGGGTTGATACAGTTTGTTATTGTGTGCAATTAAAAGTTCAACGTTCATGGAATCACCGCCTTCACGCAGAAGGAATGGTCAAAACCTGACCGACATAAATCAAGTTTGGATTCTTGATTTTGTCTTTGTTCGCTTCATAGATTTTGGTGTATTTTGAACCATTGCCGTAAAACTCTTTTGCAATGTTCCACAGACAATCACCCTTCTTTACCGTATAGGTGGTTTCCTTTTTAGGTGCAGGAGAATTTGTCTGCTGACGTTTTGTGGTAACACTTGCTGTGTTGTTTGTCACCTTGACAATCTTAGTTCCAAAAGGTTTGTACTGCTTCAGTTTGATAGAAACAGTCAGGTCAAAACCGTCTTTTGCCTGTTCCTTGACCGTGTAACTTTCCATAGAAACGGTCATGTTATTGTCAAATAACAATTTCCCATCAGGCATCTGACGGGAAACAATGAACTGAAACGGTTCCTTGGACGTTTTCAGACTTTCAAAGTGGTCTGTGAAGTATGCAGGTGACTTGAACCCACCATCATACTTTGCAAAGGAATACTGAACCGCAGGAATCAGAACATCAAATTCCAATTCCGTCAGTCCTGCTTCCCGTAAGAAATTGATTTCCCCTTCATTGATTAAAGTCATGGTCTTGTTTGCATTCTTGACCTTCAGGGAAAACTTTTCAGGTGCAATGGGAAGAAGTACACTTCCCATGTAAAAGTAATACATTAGTTATGCACTCCTTCCGCAACACGTTCCATGGCTTCCTGAACACCAGTCACCATGTAATCAATCACACCATCCAAATCCGTATTCTGGTTCACAGTGTTAGTCACACCGCCCATTTCCACACGGATTTCCGCAGTAGTGAAACGGTTGATGGTTTCCTGTTCTGCCAAATCACGCAGATACTTCAGATTTTCACTGGTAATATCCAAGGCTTTTGCAGTGTCACCAGTATTGGTTGCAATTTCATCAAAAGTAGGAATATCACCAATACCATTCAACAGGGATTCATAACCGTCAGTTCCGCTTCCAATGCCAGAACCACTGTTTCCAAAGAATTCACCAATGGAATCCTGCATTCCTGCGCCGAAATCATAACCAGAATCCCATGCGTCACCATAATTCAGACGCTGATTGATTTGTGGTGCAGTTCTGTCAATGGTCACGGCATTTTCATTCTTACCCCAAGAAACAACGTCTTCCTGAAGTGCAGACAAACCACCAGTCCAATCCGTTCCAAAGATTGCATCAATGATAGTTGTGACCACCTTGCCCAAAGACAAGAACCAACTAATGATTTGACCAATCAAGTTGGCAACACCGTCACCAAAACTGTTGAATCCACCGTTACAGGCATTCAAGACAAATTCAATCAAACCAAGGAACGGTTCAACAAAAATTGTCCACACTGCCATGATGATTGCGTTCAGGATACCAATGACAAGGTTCCAAATAAACGCACCTGCAACAGCAAGCGCACCCATGATGATGCCAGTTGCTGAAATGGTTGTACCCTGAACTTTGTTAATGGCCGCAACCACAGCATAAATCAGGCTAATCAGCAGAATTACACCCATGATGACAAGGAAAATGGGGTTCATTGCCATGACACCATTCAGGAACGACTGTGCCGCCGCCCATGCTTTGGTTGCCAATGTGACACCAGAAGTTGCCATCCAATAAACACCAAGCGCACCTGCGATACCCAAAATAAGTGGTGCAATGACTGACCAGTTGTTTGCAAGTAGGTTGATAAATTCCAACAGCGGAATGGAAGCATAGTACAGTTCATTCATGATCCCCTGCCATACCTGTCCCCAAGTCATGGGCATTTGTTCAAACTGTTCATTGATTTCACCCGTTGCACTTAGCAAGGCATTCTTCACAACTTCTGCTGTAATTTGACCATCCTGCGCCATTGAACGCAGTTTACCAATGGGAACATCCATGTAATCTGCCACAGTCTGCATGATGTTTGGTGCAGCTTCAAACACGGCATTGAATTCTTCACCACGCAGAACACCGGAACCCAATGCCTGTGTCAACTGAAGTGACGCAGAAGCAATGGACGCTTGTTCAGTTCCTGCAATGGCAAATAGTTTGTTTAGGTTTTCGGCAAACAAAATGGTTTCATCATTGGACGCAAACGCATCACCTGCATTCAAGGACAGCTTTGCAACAGTGTCAGCAGTTGCAGAAATACTTGCCCTTGCACGGTCAGCAGAAGCAGCAATTTTGTCAAACAGTTCATCCGTGGTCTGTGCGCCATCATTAATCATGTTCAGACGTGCAGTTGTCTGCGTAAAGCTATCTGACAGATTGACCAACTTACCCAAAGACTGCAAACTGACATATGCTCCAACCACACCCATAATGGAATTAGTCAGACCGTCCATTTTATTGCGAACATTATCAACACCATTGATGTTCAAACCATCTGAAGTAGATTGTTCAAGGTCTTCCCATGTGTACAGCATCTTGTCCATAGAACGGGTGATGTCACGAATGGGGTCAGACATCATGTCATTCAACCGGATTGCTGTTTGAATTGTAGCCATTTTGATTCACCTGCCTTTCTTACTTGAACTTATTTGCTTCTTTCTTTTCCGCTTCCAACTTTAAGTCAATAGCGGCAATCAAGAAGGCTTTATCCGTTTGTTCAAGTTCCAGAAACTGTGACGGCAACATCTTCAGCTTGTGCAAACAGTAGTATGCATAATTCGCTTCAGCGTCACCGCCACTTATTAGTTTTTTGCTTCTTCAACCTCATCCTGAAGGGTCTTGAAACCGCTAATCTGCTGAACGAACAGCATCAGGTCAGTGTATTCAGCAGGGTCATCCACCATTTCCTTCAGCAGGTCTTCAGCACTCATGACACCATAAGAATTCTGAAGTTCTGCGTTGTTCAGGTCAGGGGAAACAATGGCTGCACACATCAACTTGGTCTGATACTTGTTCATGTCCGTCTTGGGTCTGTACATATTAGGCTTGCCCTTCACAGGAACATCAATAGTACAGGCTTCACGGATTGCTTCATTTTCCTTAGTGGTCAAGGGTTTCAGTTCCCACAGCAGGGGTTCACCGTTTTCATCCATCAGGGATTTGGTGACAGCGTGAAAAACATTCTGCTTCTGAATCTTGTTCGCTTTCATGAACTTAGAAAAATTAGACATAATACCCATCCTTTCAATGGTACGATTTAAAAAACTACCTATTTTTTAAAATGAAATGAAAAAATCCCCCACTTCCTTGTGGGAAGTAGGGGAAATTTCAACTTACATATAAGTGGGGTTGGTGTACTTTTCAGGACGGGTGAAGTCCTGTGCGTAACCTTCAATGGACTGTTCCACAAATTCACCGTCAGCATCAAACATGGACAGCAGAATGTCACCGTCCAGAACGCAGTCAGTGAAAATCTTAGTGGACTTGCCCACAGAAGTTGCAGGGTCATCATTAGTGACCTGAATATCAAACGTAGGCATCAGACCAGTGTTCTTGTAGGTTTCAACCACTTCATCAAAGATTTCAGTGCAGTGATACACAGTCATCTTGAACTTGATGGTTGCACCAACGGGTTTCACACCCTTGATAGTTCTGCCCAAAGTGGGAACTTCCTTAGTTTCCACACTCATGTTGGCTTCAAAATCCTTTGCCATCAGCATGGCATAACGTCTGTCACCAATAGTGACAAAGCAGGTTGCCAACTTAGCGGAAGGGGCATCATTAAAAGGCATATAAGACATTTACATTTCCCCCTTTCTTACTGAACAGTAACGGTCATATACAGCTTTGCCATACCAACAATAATGGTAACGGCATCACCGACCACAACACTGTTCTTTGCTTCACCCTGATTGACAGTGACATCATCAGGACTGAATTCCTGAATGGCACGGATGTCCTGAAGCTGATTGTGGTGCTTCACGATGTCACCCCACAGGGAAATTCGACCTGCAGCATCATTGGGAACCTTGCCCAGATACTTGGTGTTGAACAGAACTGCAATGTCATTTGCAATCTGATCCATGACACGGACGCACTGGTTTTCACCAAAGATTTCAACAGACTTTTCTTCAGTACCGGACACAAAGCTGTTGATGTCTGCCAGAACACGGACTTCACCGTTCACATTGTGGAACATGAATTCACCGTTCACCATGGCAGATTCCAGAACAGACTGCTTGTGGTCAACATCAACGGCAAATTCACCGTCATACTTGACGTTCAGCAGGGTCTTATTGATGGGACAACCTGCTTCTGCACCAGTAACCCAATAGACCATATCTGCAACGGAAGTGGAACCAACAGCGTCACTCTTGACGTTGATGACACCTTCATAATCAGCGGCCTTGTCATGCAGGACACACTGGAACTTGGCACCAACCTGTTCACGCATACGCTTCACGAATGCAACATACAGGTTCTTGGTAGTGTCATCAGTGACCACAACACCCATAGTGTTGTAAGAATAAGATTCAATCTTATCCAGATAAGCCTGATGTGCAGTACCATCAACAGTGCCGTTGGTACCACCAGTCAGTGCAGTGGAAGCAGTCACAGCCAGTTCTGCGTCTTCCTTCCAATCAACAAAGTCATTTGCCTTCAGTTCTGCAGCGGAAGCAACAGCATACTGTTCGTCCACCAGAATGGTGTCCATGTACAGCTTCACGTCAAACTTAGAAGGTTCATCAACGTTTGCGGAAATAACCACCTTCAGGGCATTACCACGGGCACCTGCACACTTGGCAGTTGCAAAGGCATTGGTTGCCTTGATACCACCGGAAGTCAGCTTGTATGCATACAGGGTCTTGATGTTCATGAACAGGTCACGCAGACCACGCATCTTTTCATGGGTGAAAGGATAGCCGAAAATCTTCAGACTGTTCTTCTGGAAGTCAGCAGGGGTGACTTCAAAAACGGCATTGTCAACACCCCAATCCAGTTCAAGGGGCATGGTTGCAACACCACGGTCAGACAGGCTTGCGCTTGCCTTGCTCTTAGAAACAAAGTTGATATAAGCACCGTTCAGAATCTTATTCTGGACAGTAAAAGTACCGCCACCAAGCATTTATTTCACCTTACCTTTCATATATTCCGTAATCATGCTGTCTACTTCAGGAACACTGTATTCCACGTTATCCTTCAGCAGGGCAGACACAATATCACGTTCATTGCGGAACCGTCTGCTGTTCATCAAGGCTTCCTTGGTGAACTTGGGTTCCATTTCCGCAGAAGCGGAAGTCTTTTTCTTATTTGACATTCGCTTCATCCTTTCGCATCTGTCAAAATATCAAGGTCATTCATGGGAATCTGTTCTTCAGTCTTCAGAACAAATCCGTCATAGTTGACCGTGAAATTCAAAATTCCGTCCGTGATTTCACCATGAAGGTCAGCACCATGAATGGGTTTTCCGGACAGAAAAATGTCTTCCAAGCATTCAAACAACCTTTCCAGAACAGAAGCGCATTCATCATTTGCTTCTGCCGTGGAAGGAAAGTATTGAATGATGAATTGATTTGTGCGTCTGTAACGCAAACCAAGATGACGGTTCTTGGTGGGATTCAGACAACGAACCAGAAAACAAGGTTCCGTCAAACCCTGTTCCACCTTTTCTGTGTAAATCTCATAACCTGATTCAAATTCCTGAAACAATGCTTCAGCAATCGCATCAAGCAGTTCTTTAATGGTCATTGGAAGCACTCCTTCAAGTATTTTTCCAGTTTATTTTCTAAGATTTTAGGGGCAGATTTTCTGATTTCATCTTCTGAAATAGTCAGCATGAAATGACCTTCAACCCAACCCTTGTGATTTCTGGTTCTGTGCCCAAATTCGACATAGGACGCATATTCCACAGGGTTGATGATTTCAATGACATAATCATTCCCAACCTTGTTCACGGTCAGGGAATTGGCATATGACTTTGCGTTTGAACTTTGTCCTGCTGTCCAACCACGGCGCAACGTTCCACCAGTCTTTCCAGAACCTTCAGGATACTGACCAACAGGTGTCCGTTTAATGACTTTTGCAAGCAGTCTTGCCGCAAGTTCTTTGGCACAGGAAGTCAGGAACAAATCAACTTGTGTGGTATCACCATACTTTTCAATTTGTTCCTTCAGCTTCTGCAATTCGTCATAGTCCAAGCGAACATTTGACTTTGCCATTATGCCCACCCCCTGAACAGTTCCAGAAGAATTTCCGTGTGCGTCTGATACACAGCAGGTGTGCCGGACTGCTTGTATACAGTAGTGACACCGTTCTGTGTAACAGTAATCTTGGAACCTTCCTTCACATTGATTTCAGGGGCAAAAAACAACTTGACCGTCTGATTGATTTCCGCAACATCCCCATCAGTAGCTGACGGACTGGATGAAAAGGACAATCTGCACGGTTGATCCACCAGAACATCCACGTCAGAAAATCCAGTGGTGTGGTTCGGTTTTGTGACCTTCTGATGTTCCGTCACAGTGAAAGTTCCAATATAGCCTTTTTCAAGTGCCGTTCTGACCTTTACCACCGCATTTTTCGATAACACAGCAAATCACACCCCTTCCCCTGAATCAACCAAGAAAGAAGTCCTTTCAGCTTAGATTCATCAGAACCTTCTGCACTGAAGTCCACTTGGGTGTCACCTTCCTTGACAGACTGAATCATTCCGTCTAAATCCAGACTGGTCAGTTCCAACTGTCCTGAACAGAACTTTGCATTCAGCACTTCACCACAAACCATGTCCACAACCACTTCAAACAGTCCATCAGGAACCTTGGTGTGGTTGATTTCATTCAGAACATGATTCACAGTTCCCTTAGTGGTATATGCAATCATCCAAGCATCTTCTTCAGTGGGAATGTACCCAAAAGACACCAACCTGTTGACCACAGCTTCCACCGTGGTGTTCAGGTTGGTGTCTTTCAGGATATTGTTCACGGAATCAACAACGGTCTGAATCTTTTCAGTCATTCAGACCACCGTTCCCTTCAATTAGCCACCAATGGTAATCTTGACAGCCTTGGTTTCGTCAGTCAGTGCAGCGAAATAATACTTACGGCTGAAGATGGAATTCTTACGGATGTTGGAATCACGTTCCTGCTCGACTTCAGTACCCTTCTTGTTGAACAGGGTAACAGCGTCCTTAGTAGCAATAATGATAGTGCCTTCCACAGCATCCTTCTTGGTGTACAGGTTCACACCGCCAACGGTGCCAACGTAACCCTGCTTTGCGAATGCTTCCACATACTTCAGGTCATCCTTCAGGGACTTGCGAACCTTTGCCATGTCAGCAGGTGCAACCCAACCAAACACAGTGACACCTTCCAGATTCTCCAGATTCAGCTTTGCCTGTGCATCAACGAATGCAGCAAAGTCAGGTGCAGAAGCCTGAACAGTCAGGCTTGCCTTATTGAATTCAGCAAAGATGTCAGCGTTGACAGTGTTGAACAGGTCAGTGCCCATGTGCTTGGTACCAGTGGGAACAACCATGGGGTCAGTCATGGCTTCCTCATCCAGATAATCGAAACGGTTCTGTGCAAGCAGAATCTCGTATTCTTCAGGACTGAAGGAAACAGTGATAGACTTGGTGTTGCCTTCACCTGCGCCCAGCTTTTCAGTACCATCAGTTGCCTTATAGACGTTAATCTTGCGCTTCATACCTGCAACACCAGTCAGGGTGTTATCAATAGTGCAGAACTGCTGCAGGTCAAGGTGGGAATTGTACTGGTCTTCAATCTCGTTAGACAGATAGAAGTTTTCATACACGGTGTTAATCATTGCCATAATTAGTTACCTCTTTCATAAAGATTTTTGTATTCATTGGGGTTGGTAATGGAATAGTTGTAACGGTCAGCAGGGGACATTTTACGGAACTTTTCAATAGTCATGCCCTTGTCACCGTCTTCATTACCACTTTCACCAGTCTTTGCACCCTTCATGATAGGTGCAGAAGAACCAAACATGAACTTGGAATCTTCCGCAGTCTGAAGTGCCTTAATCTGGTCTGCCAAACCCTTGACATTACCTTCATCATCCAGTTCAGCCTTTTCCAGATTCAGCAGTGCCTTGACTGCCTTTGCATTCAGTGCCTTTGCATTCATCAGTGCAGTATCAACTGCATTGTTGATTTTCAGGGACTGAATTTCAGCGGCATGGGTCTTTTCAGATTCCTTTGCACCGTCTTCCAGTTCCTTAATCTTGTCCTTCAGGGACTGGACATCACCAGTTTCCTTCTGAAGTGCGCCCAACTGCTTCAGCAGGTCTGCGTTGGAAGTCTTAGCATTGTCACGTTCTGCAATGACTTCATCAAGACGGGTCTTAGGAACCACCTTTTCAGCGTCATAGATTTCCATGACCTTGACTGCAACTTCTTCAGTCATACCTTCCAGTTTCATCAGTTCTTCTTTTTTCATATTTGTTCTTTCCTTTCAATCACATTTGTTATCCCTGTTCAGTCAGGTATTGTTGTCTTTCCATTTTTCGTCCGGAAGTACCAAAGGGACGGATGGTGACGCATACGGGAATTGAACCCATGATTTCACCGTGAAAGGGTGATGTCTTAACCACTTGACCAATGCGCCATAAAAAGAAGGACACGGCTTGGGAGATACCGTGTCCTTGGTCACTCTGTACAACATGGTACAGGTGATGTGGCAGAAATGGTTGGAATCGAACCAACACTTCCAGATTCAAAGTCTGTTGTGCTACCGTTACACAACACTTCTGTATGGAGCCACAGAAGGGATTTGAACCCTTAACCTACTGATTACAAATCAGTTGCACTGCCGTTGTGCTACCATGGCATATCTAACGGGGAATGCGTTCCCCGTTAGGGTTGGGTGCCACGCAAGCATTCCCAACACAATCACTTAACGGACACCATACATCGTGTCCTTTGGCGGCAGGTGTAGGATTTGAACCCACGGGTCATTACTAACCTTCTGTTTTCAAGACAGACGTTTTCAGCCACTCAACCAACCTGCCATACAAAAAGGACACCCTGACGAATCAGGATGTCCTTTGTTTAATAAATAATATCTTTTTCATAGGGGATTTCTTCAAGTTCCCCTTCAACCGTGATTTCTTCAGCGGTGTCATCAAAGTAATGATATTGCAGAATGTTGTACGCATTCAGAAGACTGTCAACAGGTGGATAATACGTTTCACCAACAGCCTTGGGGGATTCAAGCATTTCCAGAAGTTCTTCTTCCATGCGTTCATCTTCTTTACCGTTGAACAGAATCTTTTCCATATCAAATTCAACGGTCAGTTTGAAACCATATCTTTTACCCTTTGCCGTAATCTTTCCCACAATATCACCCCTTTCTTAAAACAGTGTCAGGATTCCGTAAATCCAGTTTGCCATGTCTGAATCTTTCATCAGATGGGCAGGTTCCAAATATCCATACTGGAATCCCATAGAAACAAGTTCATAAGCAGTTTCCTTGTAATCCTTACCCATGTAAGGATGAAGGAAGTTGTCTTTTCGTGTGGTTTCGCTTCTGTCATAACCAGAACCCAACCATTCCAAATCTTCACCTGCTGTTCTACGGTCATAGAAGACTTTTTCAGCCTTCTTGATTTCAGGAACAGCACGTTCCATTCTGTGACCAAGTTCATGAATGGCTGTTTCAAAATAACTTCTATCATCATATCCTGAAATGGCAATTTCACCTCGCCATTCAGAATAATAACCACGGTCAACCTTCTTAGGTGTCAGATTGCCATGTTTAACGGAAGCCTTCACCCAATCTTTTGGATAATAAGAATAGGCACGTTCAACTTCTTTTCTCATTGGGGATCGACTGCTGTTCAAGTGACGCTTGATGTCGATTCCATCAGAACCCATTTCACGAATCTGTGACAGAATGCGTTTCACATCGTCAGCATTGTCAAACTCAAAGTTCCGTTCCAACGGACGCAACACCTGTTTGATTGAATCGTATTTTTCCCATGCTTCAGCTTGTTTCTTGTGCAGTTCAAAATACTTAGGGTCAACTTTCTTTGCCCGTTCTTCAAGTTTTTCCAGACCTTCTTTATACCAAGTTGAATCAGGGTTTTCAGCAAGTCCTTTTCTGTAACGAATCAGGTCATCACCAATACCAGAATAACCAAGGGGAAGTTCCTTGTCCAAATCAAGAAATTCTTTTCTCAATTGGGTGTATTCTTTATAAGCAGAATCTCTTTGACTTTTCAAATCATCAATCTTCTGAACACGTTCAGAATACTGCTTGTCATTCAGAAGTTCTTCTTGGAACAACTTACCTGCTTCCTGAAGGTCATCTTCAGTGACGGAACCGTTCTTTGCAATTCTATCCTTGATTTCCTGAATTTTTTCAGGGAATCCCATCTTGACAATATCATCAACAGACGCAAGTTTCAACCATTCAGCAGGGTCTTTTGTCTTATCAACAAAGTAGTCCTTCCAATCCTGATACTTCATATTGGCAGGAACATAGTACGTTTCACCGTTTTCACCCCGTGCAGCACGTTCACCGTCATTATCTTCAAACCACGGACAAGTGCAGGAACGGCACCAGACATGGAACGGGGGTGCAGTCACACCTGCTTCAAAATCCTTCATGTCAAAGACCTTACCGTCCATTTCCTGACAGGTTTCAGAAGTGCGACTGTCCAAGGTTGCAACAATTTCATACTTTTCAACATCCAAGTCATTGAAGCAATCCTTCTGTGCAACTGAACCGAAATAGGCCGCTTCAGTCATGACCAGTCTTCCTGCCTGACCTTTGGAAACGTTCATCCGTTTGGAAATAGCACTGATTGTCTGGTCAGGTGCCTTTCCAAGCACACACATCTGTGTCAGTTCCTTGTGCAGTGAATCAATCAACTGCGTCTTGGACTTCCAAATTCGGTCACTGAACGTCATCTTGTCAGCAGTCCAAGGTTTGGAAATGATCCTGTCCAGTTTTCTTTGGTCAATCTGACTTACATCCCAACCAATACCCAAACCCTTATGAATCTCATAAGCGGTGTGGTAATAGTCATCCATGTAAATCCGTGTTGCCATTTCATCAATCTGGTCAAGTTCATTTCCAAATGCTCTTTCGGCAGCATTCTGTGTGCGGACTTTCAAGGCTTCCAATCTGCTAATGTGGAACCGTGCGGAAGCATTTTCAAGTTCCTTCATCCACTTCTGGTCAAGTGCGTTCTGTCTACCATACTTGATATATTCTTCAACATCCCACCGGAATTCTTTCAGTTCCTTGGTGTTCAGTAATTTCTTTGCTTCCTGAAGGTCAATCTGATTGTTCTTTGCAAATCGACTGTACCAAGCATTGATTTCCTTTTCAATCTGCGCCTGTGCTTGGTCAAAGGCAGGTGTGACAGCTTGAACAGTTCCCATGGCAGTTTTGTTGTTCATGGCTTCCACAGCTTGAAAACGTTTCTGCCAGTAATTAGACATCCATCACACCATCCTTTCTTCAATTATTCTTCAGTTTCTTCAGGATTCTGTTTTACTTGACTGGTACTTGACTGACCAAATCCACCGTACAGTTCCATTTCTTCTTCCTTCTGCTTCTTCAGACGCTTCAATTCGTCTTCAGGGTCATCAACCCAAGGGTGCTGTGCAATCAGGGTTTCATCAGACAGAATACCAACGCTGTTCTTGATGTCATTGATGACTTCAGATTCAGAAATCATAATGTCACGGTTGAAAATGATTTCATATTCTTCATTTTCAAAGTCACCAATGTGCGTATTCGCAAGGTGACAGTTCAGGAACCACATCAATTCTTCAAAGGAAGCCTGAAGTTCAGTTTCAATACCGTTTGCTTCAAGTTCAATGTCAGAATACATGGACTTGATATTCATCTGGTTGGCATTGCCACCCATACGGTCATCCTTGGCATCATAACCCATGCAGTTTTCAATGATTGCCTTCTTGAACTGTTCAATAATGGCTTTATAGTTTTCTGCATTGACTTCAATCTGAAGGGTTTTCACATCACCGTGGTTGCCATCCATGCTTCTGACCTTCACAGCACCATACTGTGCAAGGTTCTGACGGAATTCACCAAGGTTCTGACCATCATAGTTCACCAGAACCATAATAGTGTTTCTAGGGTCTTCTTCCATCTGATCCTGCCACTGTGATTCAATTCTGTTCAGACCATCCTGCATGGACTTACATCTGTTAATCAGGGGAACTTCTTCTTCATTACCACGGAAGGCAATCAAGGGAATTCTTTCCCATTCATAACCCTGTTCAGTACCATCTTCATGGAACACCGTGAAATAAGGTTCAAAGAACGGGTCTTCAGGAATCAGGAAGTCATCACGCAGTTCAAAGTAATAGATACCATCAGGGTTGAAGATTTCAACCTTGGTGGCAACTTTTTCTTCAGTGCCTTCATACACAACCACTTCATAGGTTCTGATTGCGGCATCCAGAATGGTGTGTTCAGCATCCTTCCACATAGGAATGATTTCATAGGGTTTGAATCGTGTATAGACATATTCACCGTTGTCATTGTAATGACCATACACCCAAGCAATACCGCAGTTCACAAAGTCCTTTACAATAGCTTTCAGGAACTTATAGAACTTCTTAGTCTGTAAATAAGGCTTTACAGCATCCACAAACTGCTGATTTTCAGACTGAATCAGGAAAGGCTGACCAACAATGTACTGAACTTTCTGGTCAACCATCTTCTTGTACTGGTTATCAACAATTTTGTTATTAGGCAAGTTGTCCAGAATCGTCAGCTTACCATTTTCACCAATGGCAGTACGCTGTTTGAACCGGATGTCATGTTTGCCTGAATAATAGTTATCACCTGCGACCATATCAAGGTACCGTTTAGACCTGCGGAAGCGGTTGATTTCAGCCACAATGAACTGATTATCAGTCATTCTGGTTGCAACATCCTTTCGTGCTAAGTGATCCACCACTTCAGCAGCCTTCATAAACTGAAACATTCATTGTCACCACCTTACTTCAATATTCTTTTGTTTATCAGAAAGATGAAGAATCTGCGGTGTTCCAGTTACCGCAGGAAGCAACATCTTCTGAAGGGGATATTCTGCGTATCTCTGCCAAGACACACAGGAAATCACAATGTATTCTTTTATTGTTACCGTATTACTATACGGATTAAAAACAATCTTGGAAGGTTTGCTGACCGTTCCCTTGTGGGTATGACCAACAATCACACAATCCACACCGTCAATGACGTTTCCCCACCGTTCATTGCGGTTCACAGTTGCGCCAGTGTAAATGCCACCACCTGCACCATGTGTCACAGCAAAGGTGTATGTTGCACCTGCTTTATCAGTCTTGGTGTCATGCTGACCAAGCTGAAATTTCATGAATGCAGCGTTCTGTCTGTACACATCTTCCAAGTCCAACTTTGACATGATGTCATAAGTGGGGTCATCATCAGCGTCCTTCATAGACCTGCGTTCATGGTTTCCGGACACACAACACAGGATTCTGTCTTTGATAGGCTTCAGTGCTTCCACCATCAACCGCTTCTGTTCACGGGGACGAATGATGTCATCCCAAGGTGAACCAACGCTTGAACGGGTGTTATTGTTGATTAAATCACCACCCAAGACCAAATACAGGTTGGGGTCTGCAATCACTGAATCCAAGAACTTCTTCCATTCCAGTTCCATGTGTTCCAAGGCACCAAAATGAATATCTGAAATACAGGCAATCTTGATTGCAGAATCAAACCGCCTGACAATTACATTGAAATCACTTAACATCTTTCACTTCCCCCATTAGTCAAAACTGAACGTTTCACCCCTAATGAATCCTTCAAGCGCATAACGCATGGCATCCATCAGGTGGTTGAAGTCATCAATGGGTTTGTTCAATTTGTTTTCAAACTTGTCCACATCCCACGTATAGTTGCTGATTTCAGTGATGAAGTTCACGCAACGGGGATGGATAATGATTTCATAGTCCTGAATGAAGTCAATTCCGTTGTTCACACTGTCCTTACCTTTTCGTGCAGCACGGATTCTGTGAATGCCCAAATCATAAAGACGTGCAATTGACTTGGGTTCCGCACAGTCAGCAGTAATGCGTTCTTTTGCATAACCCATGTTTGTGATTTCAGCGTGAATGGCTTCATTGGACATACCCTTCTTGTACATTTCATCAAACACATAAATCTTCTTATGCGTCTGGTCAATCATTCCACAGAACAGTGCAGAAGGGTCATTTGTATAACCAAAGTCAAGACCAAAAGCAGATTGGATACCTTGGATTTGCTTGACATCTTCCAAATCAAAGGCTTCTTCTTTCCAGTTCTCAAAAATCAAACCATCCACAATACCCCAATCACCTAAACCTGCGACACGGTAACGTCTTGGGTTTTCACGCTTCATACGCTCAAACACAGCAAGGTCAGCCTTATCCAACCATTCATTGCACATATAGTTGGTTGTAATCGCAAGAATATCAGGGTCTTCCGGATGGTCAAAGAACCGTTTCTTAATCCAGTGACGTTCATTCCAAGGGTTGAACGTCAGTGTAATCTGCTTGAACAATTCGCCTTCAGAAGCACCACGAATGGATTCATCCAACATATCAAAGTCAGATTCCTTGGTGACTTCATAGGCTTCTTCAATCCACATCCAACATAGCTGTCCAACATCAACCGTAATGGATGTAACTTTCAGTGGGTCATCCAAACCCCTGAAATATATCTTCTGTCCTGTTGGCAAATAGGTCATTTCAAGCGGACTTTCCTTGATTGACCACCAAGCATCAACACCAAGTCTGTGGATTGCCCATTTCAATTCAGTGAAACAGGAATCCTTCAGTGTTCTGTACGTCTTACGCACCACAAGCAGGTTTGCGCCTTTGTACCGTTGATCCATCATGCTTTTGATGTAGAACAGTGATGTTGTCTTGGATTTCTTACTTGCACGGGAACCCTTACAAACACGGTAACGTCCTTTGAAGTTCCAAAACGTTTTATATCCACGTCCAACCACTTCCGGTAGACGAATGTGTTTTTTCTTAGTCTTCAAGTGCATCATCCCCTGAAATTACAACAGGAACCACACCTTCAATACCCACCTTATCAGTCAACAGACCATAACGTTTGGCAAGCAGTTCTGCAGCCTTCAACTTATCTTTTGGTGAAACATCCTTCTTAATTCGTCTTGCTTCAGAACATCCATCACCAATACCTTCAACCACAATGGTTTCTTCCTTTTCTTCACCACGCAGAACTGAAGTCAGATACTGCATCACTTCCGTTGCATCAGCAATGGTTTTGGACTGCATTTCTGCCAATCTGTCCTGAATATAATTGTGCATCTCAAAATTGTACTTTTCTGTACTATTAGGGTCTAACCATCTGGAAGCATTCTTACAGGTTTCACCCTTGTATCCTGCACGTTTGGCCGCTTCAACTGCATTGCAGTCAATCAGATATTCATCACAAAACCGTTTCTGTTTAGGTGTCACAGCATCTTCACCCCTTTCTATGGTGAAACAAAGGTCTGCAAGGCAGGAGCCTTGTACCGGATGGGTGAACAATACAAGTGAGAATCCTTACAAACCTTTATTTCTGAAATTAAAAAAGCACACAGACAACGTGTGCCTGTGTGCTAAAAGTGAAATTTACAATTTCACTTATAGATATATTATCACGTATTATTATGCTCTTAAAGACCGCGCAAAGGACATGAAAAGGACAAAATCAAGAACTAAATATCTGCTGAATGACTTCATCACTGAACAGTCTAATCTGCAACAAATTGATAAGTCTGTTCTTATTGCGTGTGACAGTCTTCACATCACAATCAAAGTGTTCAGCAATTTCTTCACGGGTACAACCTTCAAAGTATCGCATACGAATCAGGTCATAATACACATCATCCTTCAGTGTATCAAGCGCATTGTCAATGATCCTGATGAAGTTCCGTGTTGTCGAAATACTGAATTCAATCATTTCAATCTTTTCTTCAACTTTTTCAGCATCAGACTTCACTTCAATCAGACCTGTATTACCGGAAAAACTGGTAATGCTTGTAGACTTCTTCCGCATACCGAATTGACGCAGTTCTGCAATCTCTGCTTCCTTATCCTTAATGACATCCTTAAAATTATTGTAGTTGAATAACAAAGTTTCAGTCTTCTGGAAAGGACTTTGCTTGCCTTCAACAATCAGATTCTGACGCTTCAGTTCAAGAATAGAATTGTTTACTGCTTTCTGAACTGTATGGTCAATGACATTCAACAGTTCACCGTTCATAGATAACAATCATATCAATCCTTTCATAAAATCATCTGTTCAAGGTGTCCCTAGGTTCACGAATTTACCTTGAACACCTTGGACACCTTGCGCTGCAAGGGTTTCATGGGTTTAGCGTTCAAGTGTTCAAGGTGATTCCCTATTACTTATATATTTATATTTTATATATAATATTTTCATAAACATATAACATATAGGTTGTTAGATTCTTATTTATTAAGAAAATCACACTCACCTTGAACACCTTGAACACAAATACTTGTAACCGTTGCGCCACAAGGGTTTGAAGGTGTTCAAGGTCAACATCCTGACCACGAACGTTACCTTGAACACCTTGAACGGAATTACTTAGTTAATGCCCGTTCAACATCCCAACCACGTTGCAACCGTCTATACAATGTGAAGTAATTGATTCCCATTTCTTCTGCCCATTCACTGACAGTTTGCGTTTTTCCGTTGTGTGTGATTGTATAATCACCTTTCCACAAACGGGGTTGTTTCATAAGACATCCGCAACTTCTTGTGTTGCCACTTTTCAGACTTGAAGTTGAAAGAATAGTTTCGTTACCACAAGAACAAGCACACTTCCATAATGCACGTCTATTCTTGTCAGTACCTTCCCGTTCCATCACAGTCAGTTTTCCAAATCTTCTTCCAACTAAATCTTCCCCGTGAAACTTACCCATAAAATATCACCTTCCCACCACTACTGTGTGACATTACTGGTCACGCACGAACACCTGCGTGTTCAGAATCTGACAGTCATCCAGACCAAACGTTTCCTTCAGTGCGTGACACACATCAGCTTCAGGGGCAAGTTCAATGTCATCTGCTTTCACAATTTCAGTGAACTGCAATGTGGTAATAACGGTAAATTCCTTCATGATTCAAATCCCCCTTTGGAATTGTTTACTAAGATAACCCCGTCTTTGCGGAATCTTCATGAACAACGGGGATACAAAACGCAAATACGAATATGCCTTGTCCATTCCTCTTTTGATTGTGCGACTGACTGTTGATGGGTTGACATCATGCAATTCTGCAATTTGTCGCATAGAAAGTCTATCAACAAAGTATTCCATGATATATTCTTTCTGCGTAACAGTACAAACTTCATTCAGGACGATTGGCAACATTCGTTTGACACGTTCCATTTCAACACGGTTGTCTTCACCTTCAGATGACACCCAAAGGTCAAATGCAGCGTGTTGCAACTCTAAATCAGTAAGTGCCATTGTCAGTCACCTACTTCACAAAGTTCAGTTCCAACCTTTTCAAGAACATACCGTTTGTTGGTATTGGGGTTGATTTCATTCCAATAGTCAACAGCTTCATCACACGTCATCACAAGGTTTGCAACAGTTGCACCACATTTGGTACATTCCAAACGTTTGAATAACACATAAATTCCATCAGGGTCTTTTGTTGCATTTGGAATTGAATAGTGTACAAACTGCGGTTCACCATTACATACAGGACATCTTTTTGCCTTCATATCAATCACCCATAAGTTCCTTTCTTAAAAAGACGCATCCACTTTCAATGGACTTCCTGACATCAATGATCCTCTGGTTGGAAGAACCACGGAACCGCAGACGGGGGTCTTTCAGTTCCTGCACAAACTTCCCATCAACCAGAACATCAATGAATTTCAGAATGTGAAGTTGCTTGATTTCTTCCCATGTGTAACCCGTATAACACCAAATATCTTTGTCAGGGAAGTATTTCTTGAACAGATAACACAAGTCCCTAAGACCTTGAACATTTTCAGGTGCAAGGGGTTCCCCACCCAACAGGGAAAGTCCGGCAATGTGCTTGTGGTTACACAGTTCAAGAATCATGTGGATTGTGTGGAAATCGAATTCTTCACCTGCATCATAGTTCCACAGTTCCGCATTGAAACAACCTTTACAATGATGTGGACAACCGCTGACAAATACTGACACACGGACACCTTCACCGTTGGCAACATCCACGGGTTTGATTTTTGCATAGTTCATGATTCATCACCATCTTTCATATAAGCACCGCAATTGGGACAATAATTATATTTATTGTCTGCCCAAGAACAGCAGTAGGAACACACAACCCCCAAGTGATTTGCATAGTGTGGTAAACCATGTTCAATTGGTGCATCCCACTGACCATTTCTGCTGTGACTGTTCAGTCCTGCTTCATATCCTTCTTCATAGAAAGACCGTGCGTCCTGAAGTGCCTTCAACAGACGTTCCTTGTTCACATGGACACCAACATCTGCAACTGCCTTCAGAATGTGTCCTTCCTGTTCCATCCGCATCTGTGTCTGGAACAATTTAATGATAGGTTCCATTTCAGGCATCATTACACACCCCCAACATCAAGACTGTTCTTCACAGTCAGAATGAACCAATACAGGCAAATCAGAAACCACGCATTCATTCTGAACACCTGCATGATGAACACCACAAGGGCATCCACCATCAACGCAAGAATCAAAGTTTTCTTCAATCTATAAGGTGTCATTCCTTCACCTACCTTTCAACACTTCCACAGCTTCTTCATAATAACTAATTTTCAAAGCAATATTATGAAGGACTTCTTCAGACGCACCACGGGCAGATTCACGTTCAAAATTCATATTGTGTTTCTGAACCTGCTTTTCCATATATTCAAGTGTAGTCATTCCTGCACCGCCTTAATTCCAAGCACCAGTTCCATCAAGTCATAAAACCTGAACGGGTTCAAACCAGTGTGTCTTTTTACCTTCTCCAAGTGATAAACAACGGTGTTCCTATGAAGGAATAATGAACTTGAAGTTTGGGAAGCATTCATGTTGTTTTCAGCAAAAGACAAAAGAACCTGAACATCAATGTCAGTCAAATTTTTATACTTCATTTCTTGTTCACCTCTCCCATGTGCTTCATCAGCATTGCACGGGTCATCAGACCAATGCCGTTGGGAACAGTGGTCACTCTCATACCATCACCAGTATCATAGAAATTATAACAGTCACCACACAGTTTCCCGTTTTCATCCCTGCTGATTCCTGCATCAATGACAACACTTGCGTTGGTATAATCTAAGTCAACCAACTTTGACTTTCCAACCGCAGTGATTACAACATCATGATAGTACGTCAACAGACAGTTCATATCTTCAGTCTTACTGTGTGCAATGGTCAACGTGCAGCCACGTTCCAACAGAAGGTCAATCAAGGGTTTTCCAACCAGTTTTCCTTTGCCAATCAGAAGAACAGTCTTTCCGGACAAATCACCAATTTCCTTGTCCAGAATGTAAAGTATGCCTTCAGGGGTGCAGGGAAGGAAGGAACTTCCCTGCTTAAACCCATCAACATCCTTGTTAATCTGAACTGCGTTGACTGCTTCCTGTTCATTGAATCCTTCAGGAAGTGGAAGCTGAACAATGATTCCACCCACATTATCTGCCCAATTACCAAGGCTGATTCTTGCCATCAATTCCTGCTGATTCTCAACATGGACTTGTGTGACAGGAATTCCACACCGTTCACAATCCTTCATCTTACCTTTCATGTAAGAAGCGGACGCAGGGTCATCACCTGCTGTCAAAATCATCAGACCTTTTCTTTTGTCTGGAATCTGCTTCACCTGTTCAATGATTTCATCAGCATACTTCTGACAATCAATCTTAATCATGTTCACCCATCCTTTCCCGTTTTACAGGTGCATTACACGGGACTTGATTTCTTTGGTCTTGCCTTCATTCCAGAAGTTTTCACCAAGATAACCACAGGTTCTGCGTGTGACATTCATCTTGGCATGATCCTTGTTATGACACACGGGACATTCCCATTCAAGGTCATCATTCACGATGATTTCACCGTCATAACCACATTCATGACAGAAGTCACACTTGGTGTTGAATTCGGCATACTGAATGTTGTCATAGATGAAACGAACCACATCTTCCAGTGCCTTCAGATTGTGATTCATGTTAGGAATTTCAGAATAAGAAATGCAACCACCGGAAGACAGCTTCTGGAACTGACTTTCAAACAGGAACTTCTGGAAGGTATCAATTTCTTCACGGACATCCACATGATAACTGTTGGTGTAATAACCCTTGTCAGTTACATCAGGAATGTCACCAAACTTTTCACGGTCAATCTTTGCGAATCTGTAACACAGGGATTCAGCAGGGGTTCCATACAGTGCAAAACCAAGGTTGGTTTGTTCTCTCCACCACAGGGTTTTTTCCTTCAGGAATCGCATGACCTTCAGTGCAAATTCTGCGCCTTCAGGGTCAGTGTGGCTGACACCCTTCATCACCTTGGTCATTTCATAAATACCAATGTAACCAAGACTGATGGAAGAATAACCGCCAAACAGCAACGGGTCAATAACTTCACCCTTCTTCAGACGGGCAATGGCACCGTTCTGCCAATGGATAGGACTGATGTCAGAAGGTGTTCCAAGCAGTGCTTCATGTCTGCACATCAGTGCTTCCTTGCACAGTTCGCAGCGTTCATCAAGCAGTTTCCAGAACTTTTCTTCATCACCGTCTGCAAGAATAGCAATCTGCGGAAGATTGATAGAAACAACACCCTGATTGAATCTGCCTTCAAACTTGTATTCACCGTTTTCATCCTTCCAAGGTGCAAGGAAGGAACGGCAACCCATAGGACTGAACACATTGCCTTCATAGTTTTCTGCCATCTTCTTTTCAGAAATATAGTCAGGATACATACGCTTTGCAGAACACTTGACTGCAACCTTGGTCAGGTAATCATATTCCCCACCCTTCAGGCAGTTTTCTTCAGTCAGAACATAGACCAGTTTGGGGAACGCAGGGGTGATATACACACCAGTTTCATTCTTGATCCCCTGCATACGCTGTTTCAGGATTTCTTCAATAATCATTGCGTTTTCTTCCTTATAAGGGTCATCCTTACGCAGATACATGAAGATAGTCACAAACGGGGACTGACCATTTGTGGTCATCAGGGTGTTAATCTGATACTGGATAGTCTGAACACCTGCTTTGACTTCTTCCTTGATACGGTCTTCCAGAAGTTTTCCGGTGTAACCATTCGCCTTGAACTTGTCAATGGAACGGCGCAGGTACTTACCAAGGTGAACAGTGTCAACAGACTGACCACCATACTGACAGGAAGCAACAAAGGCAATAATCTGTGTCATGACCGTACAGGCAACCTGAAAAGACTTAGGACTTTCAATCATCTTGCCGTTCATGACGGTGCCGTTGTCCAACATATCACCAATGTTAATCAGGCAGCAGTTGTGGATAGGCTGAAGGAAATAGTCTGCATCATGGAAGTGAAGAACACCTTCATCATGCGCCTTGGAAATGTGGTCAGGTAACAGAATTCGTCTGGTAATATCACGGGAAACAATACCTGCAATATAGTCACGCTGTGTACTTGCCATCTTGGTGTTCTTATTGCTGTTTTCTTCAGCCATTTCTTTGTTCTCATTGCGAATCAGCTTCAGAATAGATTCATCAGTGGTGTTGGACTTACGAACCATGGCACGTTTATACCGATAAGTGATATATGCCTTTGCAACTTCATAAAAGTGATAGTACATCAGACCACGTTCCACATTATCCTGAATATCTTCCACATGAACCATGCCATTCATGTTATTTGCAATGTCATGGGCAATCTGTTCTGCATTACCTTTCAGCAAACGTTCTTTCTTAGGAACTTCTGCACTTGCCTTCATGATTGCATTCTCAATCTTTTTGGAATCAAAATCCACAACTGATCCATCACGCTTCACAACTTTTTCAATCATACAAAACACCTTCCTATCTGAAAATTTTCCCTGTTTTCTTGTGTCGAATTTGAATCCGTTCAACCAGTTCAAATCCTGCTAAATCCAGAATGTTTTTGATTGTGGTCACAACCATGTGGGCATTACTGTCCACATGGTTCAACCGCTTTTCTTCATTCTGGATATGCTTCATGGCTTCATAGGCAGTGGGGTCAGGGCAACCACTGTCATTCAACCAAGGCTTTCCGTTATTTCCCATAAGTCAATTCATCAAAGGTATCTTTGATGGTACCCTTGAATTCACCCAGAAGGGGTCTGGACACTTCCAACATCTGCGGATGTGCCTTTCCGGTGTAATTGCAAGCACGAAGTTCAAAGAAGTGGAACCATTCACCACAGTTGGCAGTCATAATCAATTCAGTCTTCACACTGGTTCCAAGAACACTTCTTGCCCATTCAGGGGTAATACCCATGTTGATTAGTGTAAAATAATCAGCTTCACACCGTTCCATGGAATCCTTCCACACATTCCACTCAGGGGAACCTTCAGTGAAGGCTTCAGGAATGATGAAGGTAATCTGACCACCAAATTTGTCCTTGCTATAATTGCAGTAACGGGTGGATTCCTGTGCAAAACTTGCAGGACGGTGACGGACAACTTCATGACTGATACCACGGTCAATCACAAATCGAACAGTAACATCCAAATGTGTCAGAATTTCTTCTGTGGTTCTCAAGTCTTCATAATGAACAGGAAGCAATCTGACCATGTGGTTTGAACCAAAATATCTGATACCTTTCTGGTATTCAGGGAACAGTACAGGATTCTGTTCAATAAAGTTTTTAAAATAATAAGGAAGATATTCAATCTGTGCATAACACTCTTTGAAGAAATCTCGCCATGCACGGACATTACCAGAAACAATGTTTCTGTCACTGCATCCAGTGAAGCGCAGGAAAGAATTGAAACCATGGCTTTCCAAATTACTAATGATGGTGCGAAGTCCTTTCCATTCAGGATAAGGAAGAATGAACGCAAATGAAGCGTGTTCCAACATGGCTTCATGACCTGCGTTCACCAGATTGGAAACAAACTTGGGTGCGGAATCTTCCTTGATTAAATCAGTGGACTTGTAGCAAGTTCTTCCAACCAGTTCAATCTTCTTCAGGACATCCCGTCCAAAGTCATAATCCAGAATTTCTGCATAAGGTTTAATTGCTTGCATATCATTAATCCTTTCCGGTGGAACCAAATCCACCACGGTCTTTGTCCGTCAGATGGTCAGTTTCCTTGAACTTCAGTTCACCCATCTTGGGCATAATGCGGAACTGACAGATTCTATCACCCTTGAAGATTGTGGTCTGTCGCATTGCCAAAGCAGGGAACTTCCAAACGTCATTGTCACCACAATAGGATTCATCAATGACACCCATGGAATTGGTCTGCAGCACACCCCACTTCTTGAAGGTGGAAGAACGGGGAACCATGTGCGCTTCATAACCTTCAGGAAGTTTCATAGAAACACCCAAGGAAATAAGTCTGAATTCACCTGCTTCCATATCCACGGTTTCCGCAGACCGCAAGTCAATCCAGTCACCAACGGGGAACTTCTCAATCTTCCCAAGGTCTTTGTCATGATACTTAACCAAGATTTCCATTTTCGGTTTCTCCCTTCAACATTTTGATTTCATGGTTGATATACCAAATTGCTTTTTCCAAGTCCTGAATTTCCTTTTCAGGGTCTTTGGAACCTGCACGGCAGATATATTTGACAGCATTGCCACGGTCAAAATTCAGCTTCTGATCCGCAATGAAGTCAGCAACTTCAATCTTCCCCTTGTTATAGTGGGAAGGATGATTCACGGGGTCATCTGTGACACCATGAATTATCTTCAACGCTTCATCCAGTTCAGATTCTGGTGAATTCTCAAAATTAGGACAATCTGTGAATTCACACGGAACCGTCCACTTATTTTTACGATTCAAAAGGCACTTTTTACAATCTACTGCATTGTCACAATACGCATTTAAGATTTTCCTTTTTTCTTTAATCGTCATAAAATTTATCCTTTCACAAAAATCCTGCACTTCTTACCGTTCACCCTACGGTCAGCAATCTTGAAACCAAAGTGTTTCTTGACCTGCTTTGAAAATTCACCATTGGACAACGGCTGCAAGCTGTTTGACAGACACCATTCGTTATACTGTCGATACACAACGTTGGTGACTTCATCTTCAATCTTGACTTCATCATTTTCTGCTTCACGGAAGAAGCCAATGATGGGATTGTTGCTTTCCTCATACTCAATCAGTTCTTCCTGCATGGCTTCATTGGTTGTGTACTGTCTAGTTTCCAGAACACGCTTCAGACCTTGCAAACCAAGCTGAATCATGTATTCCATGGATTCCTGACACTTCAGGTCATCACCAATGAACGGTTTGTAATCAGGACTGTCAGGTGTGAATCTTGCGTTGAACGGCACGATTACCAAACGGCGCAGGATTGCACCACTGTCCCTGCCCTTACCAATACGGGGAATACTGTTTGCACTGAACAGCAGTTTGCAGTAAGGTTCAAAGTTGAACTTAGGTTGACCTTTCTGTTCAGCGTCAATGGACTGACCTGTGACAATCTTCTTGAATTCAGCGGTGTCAACCACGAATTCATCAGAAATATCATCACCAATGTTGGCAACCTTGCCAAACATCATCTGTGTACTGAAACGGTCATTCAGCTTTTTCAGGTCAAGCACGGAAATGTTCCGCATTCCAAGCATTCTTTTCACCATGTCAAGGAAAGTGGACTTACCGTTTGCACCAGTTCCGGTCAGAATGAATGCCTTACCACCTGCAAGTGCATTTGACCTGTACAGACAAGAACCAATCATTTCTTCCAACAGACTTCTGACTGCTTCATCATGAACAGAAATGTTGTCCAAGATTTCATCAGTCAGTTCAAAATAGGCATGGGGGTTCCAGTCCCACGGAATCATATTGGTGATGACGTATTCAGGACTGAAGGCATTGAACGAATCATCTTCAATGTTGTAGATTCCGTTTCTGAAGGCAATAAAATTAGGTGGTGCAGCGTGGGTGTTTTCACGAATCAGAATGTCCAGATAGGACAGGACTTCCTGACGTTTGGAACGGTTCAACTGCGGAAGGTGCTGAATCATCACAGCTTCAATGTTTTCAACACCACTGACATAAATACCGTTCTGGTACAGGTGCAACTGATTGTTGATTCTGATGATGTGATGGTTGTTCTTCAGGAACACCGCAAACTTGTCGAACAGGAAGGACGTTCCCTTGAAGAACACAGGCTTCTGGAAGGCTTCATCACGCAGGATGACATCCAGTTCAGTTTCATCCAACGGGTCTTTCAGGATGAATCTGTTGATGATTCTGATTGTTTCCCGTGCTTCTTCCACGGTAAAATCCGCAGATTGAAGTGTCAGGATGTAATTGAACAGGGACTGGTTTCTTCCGTCACCTGCATCCATAGTCAGGAATTCAGTGGAACCACGAACAGGAATCAACCACTTGGGAAGTTCATCATATTCCTGACCATCTTCAATATCCCATTCAATGAACCGTTCCTTACCTGCAAACTTCAGGACTTCATAGGAATTTTTCAGACCAACCTTGATGTCAGCAGTCAGGCCGCATCCAAGGTTTGCATGGGTAAAACATTTCTGAATCTGTTCATTGGTGTTCTTGAACAAGAAGTGTTTTCCACGGCTTGTCTGGTAGACACGGCAGTTCAACTGAAGATGTTCCACAATATCCATCAGAAGTTCTGCCTGATCCCCGTCATCAATATCAATCAGAACTGCGTCATTTGCCAAAATTCCTGCGTATTCATCAAGGGATTGAACCTGTTCCAAGGACTTGAAATCCGTGCGGTTCTTGAATTTTTCCACGCAGCGTTTGTCTTTCGTTTTGACAAATCCCTTAAAAAACAAGTTTTTTCACCCCTTTTTCAACTCTTTTTCATAGCATTTTTGATGAAAATATATGGTTTTTCCTCGTTTTGGCTTGGAAAACTCATAATTTTCATAAACAATTTCATTTGTTGTTAATAGATTTTTGCAGACCACACATCTGGTTCCTGCGGTTGGGATTGGTTTCTTCATATTGACACCCCAAAGTCATTCAATCTTTTCTTTGCCATATCAATGTAAAAATGTCTGTACAGATAATCAGGACACTTCACACCGTCAATGGCATCATTCCACATGAAGCAGTGTTCCGGTGAATTGGCAACCTTTTCAGGTTTACCTGTACGGATAGAAACCTTCTTCAGGTCACCATCACGGGGACGCATGGAAGCAAAGACACGGACACACTTTTCATTCAGAATCTTTCCACCGTGCAACAGGTGTTTGTACTTACCACCAATCTTTGTAACCATCTGAAATTCCTTCAACTGGTTACACTGGTTGATGGTTTGTTCCACGGGAACACCCTTGACCATGTATTCCACTAATGCTTTGTTCACAATAGGAAAATCACCATAGTCCAAATCAGACAGCTTCTTCACATAGGCACCTTTGGACTTGTACTTTCCATCAGCGGAAACAACAATGTAATTGTTGACATCCTTCTGGAACACCTTGACGTATTCATCAA